TTCGGCAGCCATGCTTGTAATGCATTTATCTAAGCCAATGCAGGAAGCCAAGATATACGCTTAGCGACACGCCGCGCACAATCGGTAATATGCTTGACATTTTGAGAAAATCGCCCTTATGGGATTACTGGAAACGCTAGGGTTTAAGGGTAAGGCAGAAGTAACTGCCCAATACGCGCCTGCCATTATGGACAGTACCTACGGTGCTGGCATGTATAGCTATAACAGCGGCCTATCTAACTACGGTTATGGAGTACCGCTAGATCGTAATCTTGCTTTACAAGTACCTAGCGTTAGCCGTTGCCGCAATTTAATTGCAGGCGTTATCTCTAGTATTGATTTAGGTTTATACAAAAAATCTACAGGTAAAAAACTAGAAAGCCCGGTATGGCTAGATCAACCAGATATTCGACAACCGCTAAGCGTGACAATCGCTTATACAGTAGATGCGCTTTTATTTTACGGCGTTGCCTATTGGCGTGTTACATCTTTATATGCCGATGATAATCGCCCATCGGGTTTTGAGTTTGTACCAAATACACGCGTTACCGTAACTACAAATAAATACGGCGATGAAGTTCAATATTATGCAGTCAATGGCGTACAAGTGCCAATGTCCGGTATCGGATCGCTTGTTACTTTCCAATCATTGTTACCAGGTGTATTACAAACTGGTGGCCGTACTATTCAAGCTGCATTAGATATTCAAAAGGCTGCAGCTGTTGCCGCTGCTACTCCAATGGCAACTACTATCCTAAAAAATACAGGCGCAGATTTACCAGAAGCCCAGGTACAAGGTTTATTAGCTGCATGGAAATCGGCTAGACAAAATCGCAGTACTGCATATTTAACTAGCACTTTAGAGGCGCAAAATATTGGGTTCTCACCTAAGGACATGACCTACAACGAAAGCAGCCAGTACCTTAGTACGGAAATTAGCAGATTAATGAACGTGCCTAGTTTCATGATTAGCGCAGATATGAATAACAGCATGACATATCAAAATATTTTGGATGCTAGAAAAGAATTTATGGCTTACTCATTACAGCCATTTATTAGCGCAATTGAAAACCGTTTATCAATGGATGATTTGACTGCACACGGTAACGTAGTGCGTTTTGCCATTGATGAAACTTTCTTACGCGCAGACACAATGGAACGTTTGAACGCAATCGAAAAAATGTTAAATCTAGGTTTGATCGATGTAGCACAAGCGCAAGCGATGGAACAGCTAACGCCAAATGGATCAGGAGATACAGCCAATGTTGCACCTAACGTTCAGTAATTCAATCGAGGCGGCCGATACAGATCGCCGCGTTATTTCTGGAAAGATCGCGCCATATAACGAGGTTGGCTATACATCCGCTGGCCCTGTTGTATTTGAACGCGGATCGATTGCAATTCCAGATACAGCAAAAATTAAATTGCTAATGCAGCATGACAGTACTAAGCCTGTAGGTCGCGCGGTTAATTTTAGCGATAGCACCGATGGCATTTACGCATCGTTCAAAATTTCAAGTAGCACCCGGGGACAGGATGCACTTGTACTTGCTCAGGAAAACCTTGTATCGGGCTTATCCGTAGGTGTGGATGTAACCGCATCTAAGCCGATGAAGGATTACCTGTTAGTTACCGCTGCAGTCCTGAAAGAAGTTAGCCTAGTAGAAACGGCTGCCTTTGATTCAGCAGCTGTAACTGATATTGCTGCTGCACGTGCCGAACTAGAGGCAGCGACAAGCACTAAAGAAAAAACAACAACGATAAACACGACGATCGTGGAGATCGAAACCGAAACCGAAACCGAAACAGAAAACGAAGGAGATCCAGCTGTGACTACAGCCCCTATTGATTCACCGGATGTACCGGCAGAAAAACCAGCCGAGGCTGCGCCAGTTGAGGCATCTCGTCCAATTATTCGCCCATCCGTATTAGACAGCCAAACAATTCGCACACCGATTACATCGATGGCGAAGTACACAGAGCATAAGATCAAAGCCGCTATGGGCGATAAGGACTCAATCCTTTATGTAACCGCAGCGGATGATAGTTTTACAACCAACCCTGCATTTAATCCCACCCAGTACCTATCAGAATTTGTATCCAATACAAACTTTGATACACCAATGATTAACGCCCTATCACAAGGCGTACTACCAAATTCAGGTATGACTATTTCAGTCCCGTCATTGGTTACATCGGCTGGCGGTCAATCAGGCGTAGCACCTGTTGTAACAGTTGAAGCCGAAGCAGGCGCAGTTCAAAATACAGGTATGGTTACAGAATACTTAACTGGCACAGTTAAAAAGTACAGCGGTATGAACACATTAAGCATTGAATTGCTGGAACGTTCAGACCCAAATTTCTATGCTGAACTAACTAACCAGTTACAGCGCGCATACTCACTTGCTACAGATGCTGCAGTAATCGCAGACGTAGTAGCAGGCGGCGTACAAGGTACTGGAGTAGCAGCTACATCTGCAGGTATCATCTCTTACGTATCAACAGAGTCAGCAAATATTTACAAGAATACAAGCTACTTTGCTAAGAATTATGTTGCTGGCCCATCTCAATGGTCGCTGCTAATGGGTGCCACAGATTCGACTGGCAGACCAATTTACAATGCCAGCGCGCCGATGAATTCTGGCGGCCTTTCAACACCTACATCGATCCGCGGCAACGTACTTGGCCTAGACCTATATGTTGATCACCAAATGGTATCTACAAATATTGATGATTCTGCATTTATCGTGGCACCTGAGGCGATGACTGTTTACCGTAGCCCACAGGCTTACATGTCAGTAAACGTAGTATCTAATCTACAAATTCAGATTGCGATCTACGGCTTTATGGCAACGATTGTCAAAATGCCAAATGGTTTAGTCCGCTACAACCTGAGCTAAATAAAAAACCCTAATAGTCGGTAGGGCATTAGCCCTTTGCCCTACCGACCCCTACTAAGTAAGGAGTACCGAGATGGCAGCAAGTTACGTCACCGTAGCCGAACTACGTTCTAATCTTGGGATCGGTACTCTTTACTCAGATAGTACGGTTGAAGAAGTTTGCCAATCTGCTCAGGATCAAATTAACAGTTTCCTTTGGTTTGATTCTGCGCCAGTCGTGGGGACTGCATTGGTAGATAACGTTGCAACCGTAATGATCGCTAACCCCGGCATATTTACCGTTGGGCAAACAGTAAGTATTGCCGGGGCTGGATCGACTTTTAATGGCTCATATACCGTTACTGGAACTATCCCATTTTCAACAGGTACATCTAATATTTTGCCAGCGTTTAATTTACAGCTGAACTATTACCAGTACCCACAAGGTTACAGTTTTATCCAGTATGCAAAAACTGCAGCCGATCAAAATTTCCGCCGTGTATTACCTTATGGAACTGCAACAGGCGAGGATACAAAAACTGCTACATACGTTAATACTCCAAGCGTTCGCGAAGCTGCCATGATCTTGGCCGTGGACATTTGGCAAGCGCGCCAGGTATCTCAGACTGGCGGCGTAGGTTTAGATGGCTTTAGCCCATCCCCTTACCGTATGGGTAACAGCATGATTGGCAAGATTCGCGGATTACTAGCACCGTACATGAACCCGAACAGCATGGTGGGGTAATGACTACCGCTGCGATTACAACGTTGCGTAGCACTATTGCTACAGCATTAACTAATAACGGAGTTTGGTCGGTATTTAGTTATCCGCCTGCAACGATATTGGCCAACAGTTGCATCGTGATACCAGGCGATCCATACATTACGCCAAGCAATAACAGCTACGCCACGATTTCGCCTATGGCTAATTTTCGGATTCTCTTAACGTGTCCGATGTTCGACAACCAGGGCAATTTGCAAGGCATTGAGGATTTTATTGTTGCAGCATTTAACAAACTAGCTGCATCGTCAATATCTTTTAACGTTACAGGTGTTAGCGCGCCGGGAACACTTGCAGCCGATAGCGGCGATCTATTAACCGCTGAATTTTCTATATCCGTACTAACGAGCTGGAGTTAAACACATGGCACTAACAGATGCAGATAAAGCGTTTTTGGTCAAGATCGGCCAAATACCAGCGGATGAACCTAAGCCGCTAAAAGAAACAAAAACAAAACCAACAGCAACCGAGAATACAGAGGAATAAATAAATGGCCATTTTTCTATCTAACGGTGTAGTTGTAACTTTGAACTCAGTCGATCTATCCGATCACGTTACAAGTGCAACAATCAACCGTACATTTGATGAGCTTGAAGTTACTGCAATGGGCGATACTGCTCACAAGTTTGTAAAGGGTTTAGAGTCCAGCACTATTACGCTTGATTTCTTAAACGATACAGCTACAGGTGAAGTACTGCAGACATTGCAAGCAGCATGGGGTACAACCGTACCGCTAACACTAAAGCAAACAAGCTCTGCTATTTCAGCAACGAACCCTGAATATCAAACTACGGTGCTTGTGAATAATACTACCGACATTAACGGCGCCGTCGGGGACATCAGCAGCCAGAGCATTACATTTACCTGCAACAGCGCAATCGTTGTAGATACAACCGTATAAACCAAACAGAAAAGGGGCTAACCAATGGCTAAGTTAAAAATCACAAGGGTTGATGGCACGATCACCGAACACCAAATTACGCCATCGATTGAATACGCGTTTGAATTGAATTACAAAAAAGGCTTTCACAAGGCCTTTAGAGATGATGAGATGCAAACAATGCTGTTCTGGTTATCTTGGGAGTGCTTGAGAAGTAGCGGCGAAAACGTAAAAGTATTCGGCCCAGCATTTCTTGAAACTCTAAAAAAGGTTGAAGTGCTAGACGATGACCCGGAAGCATAAGGCGTGACTCACTAACCTACCTGATCGCACGGATCAGTTTGGAAACGGGAATACCGCCAAATGATTTATTAGCACTTGATAACAGGATGTTTGCGGCCTTACTGCAAGCGATGAAAGACCGATCTAAGGAGATACACGATGCCAGTAAGTCTAGACGGCGTTAAGGATACGGTTAAAGCGTTGCGCAAGTATGACCCTGAACTACTTAAAGAAATGAACAAAGAAATTAGGGGCGTGATGGTGCCTATACGGGATAAGGCAAGATCATATGCACCTAGTCCAGTACCGGGTAACCTGTATAACTGGAACGAAGGCACGAAAGGCCGAAAGATCACCGCGCGTAATTCGGCTTTTCGTACTTTCAATACTGAAGGCCGTTTACGCCGCTTTCCGTTATACGATGCTACGTCAGCTAGTAAAGGTATCTATTACTCACAAGCCCCTAGCAAGCGAAACAAAAACGGATGGCAGGCCTTGTACTTTGTTGCCAATGATTCTGCATCGGGATCAATCTACGAAACCGCTGGCCGTAGAAATCCAAACGGTGACAGTAAGAGCAAATCAAATAACCCAGGCGCAGGCGCACATTTCATTAGCCGCATGGGGCCTTTGTACGGTACAGGTCGCGAGCAACGCGGCCGCATGATCTACCGCGCATGGCATGAGGATCAAGGCAAGGCACAAGCTGCAGTAGTAAAAGCAATATTTAATACCATTGCTAAATTTAACCGCGATGCGTTTGGACTAGCCGCATGAAGATGCCTAATTTATTTGTTAATGCCGTTGCTACATGGGATGGTAAAGCCTTATCCAAAGGCCAAAAGCAGATTAGCGGTTTTGAAAAAAGCGTAAAGAGCTTAGGCAAGACTTTCGGCGTAGCGTTAAGTGCTACTGCCCTGGTCAATTTTGGCAAGGCATCGGCTAAAGCATTTATTGAGGATGACAATGCTGCCCGATCCCTAGGCCAAACCATTAAGAATTTAGGCCTTAACTACGATAACAATACGGTTTTGGTCGGTCGATTCATTGACAATATGGAACGCGAAACAGGCGTATTAGATGACCAACTGCGCCCGGCAATGGATCGTTTACTACGGGCTACAGGATCAGTTACCAAATCACAAGAATTATTAAACCTATCTTTAGATATTGCAGCTGGTACAGGTAAGACAGTCGAGCAGGTATCACAGAGTTTACAAAAAGCGTACTTAGGACAAACCCAAGCAATCGGCCGTTTAGGTGTAGGTATATCTAAAGCGGAATTAGCCACAGGTAATTTTGAAGCGATCCAACAAAAACTAACTACCTTGTTTGCTGGTCAGGCAGCTAGTGCCGCTGAAAGTTATGCAGGCCAATTAAATAAATTACAGGTTGCAGCTAATAACGCTAAGGAAACTATTGGCGAAGGCCTTGTAGATGCGCTAACTGCCCTTGGCGATGATAAGAGTATTGATAACCTTAACAGCGCATTAGAGGATACATCGCTATACATCGCAGACATCATCCGAGGCATTGGCGTACTTGGCGATAAGATCAAGGGTATTCCGCTATTAGGCAAGGCGTTTAGCCTGCCACTAGAGGCATATGTCCAGGCTATTCCGATGATTGGCTCATACATTAACATCCTGGCCAATCTAGGCGAGGACTTTCGCAGGCTTGATGCTACCGCTGGCCGTCAATACACAGGCGGATCGGGTACTACTAGCCGCGATTTTGTTAAGGAACGTGAAGCCAAGGCGTTAGCCGCTGCAGAGAATAAACGCATTGCAGCTGAAAAGGCCGCTGCTAAGGCTAAAGAATTATCCGCTAAGAAAACCCTATTGCTTGAAAAGGCGCGTACTGCGCTAACAAAGGCTGCCGCTACATTTGACCTTACAAAGATACAAATAGCCGCTGCGCTTAAACAGACTTACGACAAAGACGAACGCCTACGCCTATTGGCTATGCAGGAGATCGAGAACGAGAACGGCGAAACAGCTCTAAAGTACATAGAGCAGATGAACTTACTAACCAAAGAGCAGCAAACTAACAAGTTAGCAGGCATTAAGTTCATTAGCGAAACTGAACTAAATTATATTAATCAGCTGCTACTAGATGAACTGCAGCGCATTAAAACTACAAAGATGACTGAGGAGGAGGCCGCCCTAGCGCGACAGGCTGCCTACGCTAAATACAATGCGGCTATCCAGCAATCAGGTGGACTAGCTGAAGCCAATTTCTATAGCGAAAAAACTCAGGTTGAATTACTATCGATAGCCAAACTTGCTGCATTGGATAAAGTGGCAGCGGCACAAGCCACGATGGATATTCTTAATTACAATACACAAATTACTATTATTGACAGGATTGCAGCTGCTCAGAAATTAGCAGATGATGCCAAGTACAAGGCATTGCAAGATTATTTAGCTTTACTTGCTACACCTATTAAAACACCTGTAGTAGAGCCACCACCAGGCGGCGGCGATAATGGCAAACCTAAATTTGGCGTAGGTGGGCAACCTATTTGGGGCGATGGTTGGAACGGTGGCTATAACACAGGGCAAGGTACGGGAACTGGATCGGTAGATCAATCAATAACCGTAGTAGTCGAAGGTTCGGTATTAGATGGTGACGATTTCACCGATGCAGTAAACCGCGCTTTCCTAGATGCGCAACGTAGAGGTTTGAGCCAATTCCCTGCAGGATCGTTGCCATGAGTATCCCCGTAATTAACGCGGTTATAAATTTCAGTACAGGCCCCGGGTTCGCCCAAGCTTTCATAATCGGAGAAGGTATATTCGGTACTAACGTATTAGCCGATTCAGCTGCTCTAATTGTTGATGTAAGTAACGTAGTCGATAGCGTAAGTACAAGGCGTGGCCGTAACGCTACAGCCGATGAATTTCAGACAGGTAGCCTAAGCCTGCGCATAGTCGATCAAAACGGCGATTTTAACCCACAAAATGCAGCTAGTCCCTATTACGGATACTTAACCCCAATGCGTAAGGTATCTATATCGGCTACCTGGGAAGGCGTGACCTATCCAATTTTCGCAGGGTTCATTACCAGCTTTACGACAACTACGCCGCGTAATGCCGATGAGGTTGTATATACAACCATTAACGCAGTCGATGCTAGCCGCCTAGCCCAAAATGCTCAGATCAGTACCGTTACAGGTGCAACCGCAGGCGATCTAAGCGGTACAAGAATTAACCAAATCCTTAATACGATTTCATGGCCATCGTCTGCCCGTGACGTGGATGCCGGACTAACCACGCTGCAGAACGATCCAGGTACGCCGCGTACTGCACTAGCTGCGCTACAGACTGCCACAAATTCAGAGTACGGCGCAGTTTATGTAGGTAAAGATGGATCCTGGGTTTTTCAAGATAGAACTGTAACCGTTAGCAGTATCGGCGATACGCCTACCGTGTTTAACGATAACGGCACGGATATTGGCTATGCCAATGCCGTATGGCGTTTAGATGACACGCTTGTATTTAATCAAGCTAATATCACTAGAACAGGTGGCAGCGTTCAATCAGCTACAAATACTGCAAGCGTTGAAAAGTATTTCGCCCATACTTATAACCAACAAGATTTATTGATGGAAACGGATGCCGTAGCACTTGATTATGCACGGGCTTATGTTGCCAGCCGTGCCGAAACTAGCGTGCGATGCGATGCTATCGAGCTTGATCTATATACAGATAATTACAATAACGGCATTACCGCTGCACTTGATCTAGATTTTTTCGATCCAATTACGGTAACTACCAATCAACCTGGTACATCTACCCTTACAAAGACATTACAAGTTTTTGGCGTGGCACACACAATTACGCCTAACAAGTGGCGGACAATTTTAACCACACTTGAGCCTGTCATAGACGGGTTTATAATCGGCAATAGTAACTATGGAGTTTTAGGACAAAATGTTTTATCTTACTAAGAGGAGTAAATAAATGGCTACAGGGTTCCCAGCGGTTACGGGTGACGTTTTAACTAGCGGCATGTTTAATGGCCTTGTGGCCTTTACGCTTAATGCGCAAACAGGTACAACCTATACAGCGGTATCTACCGATCAGTATCAGGTATTAGTTACCATGTCTAACGCATCGGCTAACGCGTTTAAGATCCCTACAAACGCATCCGTGGCATTTCCCGTAGGTACAGTAATTACCGTTATGAATATTGGCGCAGGTACTTGCACAATCTCAGCGACTACCAGCGGCACAACTACCGTACTAAGTGCCGGTGCTACAGCTGCATCGCCAACACTTGCGCAATATAAATCAGCTGCATGTATTAAGACTGCTACCGATACATGGTACGTAGTGGGTGCAGTTCTCTAATGCTCAATACAATTACTGCCATTTATGGCGATGGCACAGGTGAGGTAGGTGATTACCAATCAATCTCGACTGTAACTGTCGGGGGTGGTGGCGCGGCATCTGTTTCATTTAGTTCAATACCTTCAACTTATACGCATTTACAAGTGCGAGGTATTTTGCGCAGCACAGGCGCGGGATCTGCAGACTTTTTTGCCACTAGCACTTTTAATAGTGATTCAGGCAGCAATTATTCTGTTCACTACCTTTTCGGAGATGGTGCTAGTGTTACTGCAAGCGGATTATCAAGTCAGACCAAAAACTATGCTGGCGTAGGTATTCAGACAAGCGGCTTAGCCAATACTTTTGGAGTTTTGGTTTTAGACATTTTAGATTATGCCAATACTAATAAATATAAAACTATCAGATCACTTTCGGGAGATGATAGAAATGGTGCTGGAAGTATCACTTTAATATCAGGCGCATGGTTAAGCACTTCTGCCATCACTTCGATGGTGTTAATTCCGCCTACTGGAAACTTTGCCCAGTATTCACACTTTGCACTATATGGAATTAAGGGGTAATCATGGCCGTTACTTATGAAAAGATTGCCACTACTACCCTTAGCACTACTGCGGCGAGCGTTACTTTCTCTAGCATAAGTTCTGCCTTTACCGATTTGTATATTGTAGTAAATGCTCGTGGCAATAATGCTGGCACGACTGATCAAGTTGCTTTGCGTTTTAATTCTGATACTAGCACCAACTATTCACGGACAATTCTTTACGGAACCGGTTCAGCAGCAGCGAGTGCTAGAACATCAAATGACAGCAAAATCTTAATTGATTATGTGGCTGGAGATACTGCCGCTGCTGGCACTTTTGGCGGTTGCTATATCAATGTTATGAACTACGCAAACACTACAACCTACAAAACTGTTTTATCCAGAGCTGGTACCGCTGGAGATTTAGTTGAAGCAAATGTCGGTTTATGGCGAGCAACTCCTGCTGCTATTTCGACTGTTTTGATTTATCCTGGAATCGGTAGCCAATGGCTTACAGGCAGCAGTTTTACCCTATACGGAATTAAGGCGGCATAATGGCTACTTATATTAAGATCGCATCAAATACTGTGGGCGCGGGTGGGGTTGCTAGTGTTACCTTTTCTAGTATTCCTGCTACTTACACCGATTTGGTCGTTAAAGGATCAGTTAGAACTAATAATAATGCGGTATTTGATAACTTACAGCTGAGATTTAACTCTGATTCAGGTGCTAATTACTCACGCTTATTCCTAGTTGGAGATGGTTCAACTACCCAAAACTTTAAGGGAACTGGAAACACTAGTTTCGTGCCTTCATATAGCGTAAATGCTGCTAATGCTACAGCCAACACTTTTAGCAATACAGAGCACTATATCCCAAACTATCGAAGCAGTAATCAGAAATCTATCTCTTGCGATTCTGTAGTAGAAAATAATGCTACTGCTGGTTATGACGGCTTATCTGCTGGCCTTTGGTCTGGAACTGCTGCAATCACAGCAATCGAGCTATCACCTGGTTCTGGTACTTTATTTAATCAATACTCAACCTTTACGCTTTACGGCGTATCCAACGCATAGGGGATAACAATGGCAGACACAAAGATCGAAGTTAATTGCGCTACTGGCGAGGTTATTGAAACCGAACTAACAGCCGATGAAGTAGCAGCGCGTACAGCTGAGGCGGCCGCCTACGCTAAAGCCGAGGCAGATCGCGAGGCCGAGGCAACAGCCAAGGCAGATGCCAAGGCTGCGCTGCTATCTAAGTTAGGCATTACAGCGGATGAAGCAGCCCTACTACTGGGATGACAGCCACAAGTTATAACGGCTGGCCTGCATCGGCTAAACCTGAGTCGATCCGTATCAAGTCTTACGCGATCAAAGGCAGCAAGGTAAAGCTGCGCTGTGCCTATTTTGCCGCGCCCCTACTTGTTGCGTTTGCTGAGCAGTTTAATGAACTGATCGAGCCGATCGATGCCGGGGCTGATGATTGGGGCTATTGCTACCGCATGGTGCGTGGCACTACCGACAAACTGAGCAATCACAGTAGCGGTACGGCTATTGATCTAAACGCATCTAAACACCCATTAGGCAAGGCTGGTACTTTCCCAGCTGAGAAGGTGCCAATGATCCAGGCACTAGCTAAGAAATACGGCCTAGTGTGGGGCGGCGATTACCGCAACCGTAAAGATGAAATGCATTTCGAGATAGCACAAGACCCGTTAAAGACAGCCAAACTAATAGAGAAATTAGGTTTAAGTTATGCCGACTAGCGCACAAGTAGCAGTAGCAGACACAGCCACCGTCATAGTGGCGGCTACAGCGTTTGACCAAACAGTATGCCTACATAACTTAGGCGGCGGTGCAATCTATTTAGGCGATGCTGGAGTAACTACCGCTAACGGCTATAAGTTTGATAACGGCGATAAATTGACTTTGATGGTGGGCGATCATGAAGCCCTATACGGCATTACTGCCAGCGGTACGCAAACCGTTGCGGTATTGAAGCAAATCAACTAAGGGCATTTAGGAGATACACCTATGAAAGAGCAAGCCAAGGCCGCTGGCCTATCGTACTTACGCGCTGCATTTAGCTGCGCAGCTGCGCTTTACATGTCAGGCATTACAGATTACAAAACACTAGCTAATGCATTTATCGCTGGGCTATTGGGGCCAATGTTGCGCGCCATGAACCCTAGCGATAGCACTTTCGGCGTGAAGTAATGACTACTGCCCAGTCGCTAATAGCGATAGCCATAGGACTATGCACCCTTATTGGGTTTGCGGCTGGGCTAGTACGCCATCTAGTTAAATACTATTTAGCAGAATTAAGGCCCGATGGCAACGGTGGACACAATCTACGCGGCCGCGTGGATCGCATCGAGGCCAAGGTCGATAGCATCTATGAAATTTTACTAAGCCGTTAGGCGTGTCGGTTATTGACCGCTGTCATACCCAACCTTTACCCTTTCATTACACGTTAGGCAGGGCTACCTAATTCGGGGCTAGCGTTGCTTAGCACTTAACAAAGGGCTAAAGATGATAAGTATTGAAAAGGTTTTGGTAATTGTTTTAGTAATTGCCGTAGGCTGGTTTTTAGTAGGCTGGTCGATTGGCTACAAGGCTGGCGTGAAGGATGGCTACAGCCGTGGCAAGGCCGCTGGTATGCGTACAGCGCGTGACATCATGGTAAAGGTAAGAGGTAGCCTAGATGTTTAATTTAGAAAACTACGAGGATGTAAATAGCCGCATTAAGCGATTCCGCGATACTCACCTTTCAGGCAGAATTACTACCGAGATCGTAGAAATAGATGTAACAAAAGGTTATGTAATTATCCGTGCCAGCGTTTACCGTGAGCATGAGGATGTAGTCCCAGCTGCTATCGATTATGCCTATGAGCAGCGCACAGATCGCGGCGTAAACCGTGATTTTTGGATCGAAAACTGTAGTACCAGCGCAATCGGTCGCGCCATCGGGTTGCTTATGCCAAGTGAAGCCCGGCCTACCCGTCAAGATATGGAGAAGGTCGAACGCCTAAAGGCAGTACCGCAGGCCGAGGTTGATCTATGGGCTACTGCTACACCTGCAGTACAGGTTGAAGGTGTGGGAAGCGTGCGCCCTGCAGCTGAGTCGATCGAGGCAATCAAAGCGCAATTAGGTGGCGAGATAGTCGAAAGTACGCCGCAATGTTCGCATGGCAGGATGGTATTTAAGGAAGGCGTGAGCCCAAAAACGGGTAATAAATATTCGGGATACACCTGCAGTAGTAAAAACCGAAACGATCAATGCAAACCGATATGGCTATAGTCGAGATGGCGCAGACAGTAAAAGTAGTGCTGGACTACTCACAAGAGGTTCAAAGCCACGCTACAGGGTTTGCGCGCAGTACAGGCGTAGTAGCTAATAAGCCTGACCATGCTGGTAGGTATAACACAAAACTTAATTACCATGAATTCGTTAGCGAAAACTCAGAGGCGGTTGGCTCAGAGATAGCACTAGCGCAATATATGTGCGTTAAAAACTTTGTACCTACCGTTGATACTTTCCGCGATGAGCCCGATCTAGAGGTTGGATCGATTGGGTTTGAAATCAAGTGGACTAAATACATTAACGGCCATTTGATTATTCACCGTGACTATCCACGCCTGGATGATATTGCAGTCCTGGTAGTAGGTAAAAGCCCGGTATATGAAATTGCAGGCTGGATGCCCGTCAAATGGTGCAAGCAAGCCAAATACTTAAACGCTATGGATGGTAACTATTGGATCAGCCAACGCGACTTATTCGAGATCGATACATTAAGGAAGTCCATCTATGGCATTACTGAAGCTTAACTGCCGTGTCTGCGCCAAGATCGGTAAAGGTACGCAGATGCACACAATCGTTAATGAGTTCATAAACCTACCGCCAAACGTTGTATGCGTTCAATGCACGGGCTGCGGAGTCATGGGTATAGAGATGCTGCTAGATAGCGAACGGCCTACGGATGAGGACATATTAAATGCCTAGTTACTTATACCGATGCGATCAATGTGGCGCAGAGCTTGAACTAAACCACCCAGTACATACACACGGCGATAGCACCACTTTGCTGCAGCTACCCAATGATGCGCGTGTTTAGCGCGCCATCGATCATATTCAAGGGAACTGGATGGGGTAAAGATAAATGACACACCAAGAATTGCTTGACAAGTTAGCCTATACACCGCACACCGATCCTAATGGTAAGTATATGTACCGCGCCCTTCGTGCAGTGGTGGAATTACATAAGCCTTTTGAGGCTTATAGGCAAGGTACGGCTTGTCTAGAATGTTCTAATACACAAAATATGCCATACCCGTGCCCAACTATCGAAGCTATAGAGGCAGAATTAAATGATTAAACACGGTAAATTAAAGTTTTACACAGTTGGGGATAACTGCCGATATAACCCATGTTGCGACAGTATCCAATTTAAGTACCTGTGCAAAAGATGTGGACAAGATGCAGGATGCTATTTCTGCTCATTCGATCCTGATATTAAACACGATTGTATAGAGTAGCGACACGCCCAAGATCATGCGTAAATTAAAATGTATTTGGTGGTATGTGCTACCATCTAGTCTTGTACTGGCCTTTACTACTAATGCTTATGCC